TTTTAATCCATAAATTCTTTTCAATAGCTTTGATTTCTTCAGGTTCTGGATCATTTTCAATTTTTTCTAATATTTTATTAATTTTCTCTTCTTCTAAATCTACTACATCATCCATTAACTTCTGAGCTTTATAAGCGTAATCTTTGAGTTTACCCCAATTAATTTTAGCTTTGTCAGTAAATGGATTATCTACTATCTTAGTAAGATTTATAGAAAGTAATCTACAACTGTCATATGGACATAAAGGTATCTCACCACACTGCCCTGTAAGAACTCCATTAAACACTCCTTTATGAGCTTTAGGTTCGGTAAAACAATATGTTAATTCTTCGTTTACATCTATAGTTTGAATATCTACAACTTGAATAAATCTACTAGCATCTCTGTTAGGATTAGCAATTAATTTTACTCTATGAGTATTTAATCCTAAATCCATTAGTTTTTTAACATTGGTAGACGATATTATAATTCTATAACAATCTTGAGTTTGATATCCTTTTAATCCGCCGTTTCCATCAGGCAAATCTTTTAATTCAGAAGATTTCATTAAAGATACTACTCCAGTAGTTCCTAAAGTATTTAATAAATACTTTATTCTCATTAAAAATTCTCTATTAATAGAAGATATATTAATACTTCCATCAGTACTATTAATACTACCGTCACTATCAATAAGTCCTGCTAAATAAGATAATCTACTATAAATACTAAAATCATTAGCAGGTACATAATCTTTCTTATATACACCATCTAAATATAATCTAAGTACTTTAGTACCATCAACTCCAGTTGCTCTATATTTTAAATAAGGAAGTAAATCTTTTTTTACTCCATATAAATCAATTATAGGTTTATCTCTTTTTACAGAACCATCTCCGCAGTAAAATCCTCTGGTATATAAATCTATTTCAATCCCATGTCCTTTAATTACAGGAAAGTTACTTTTTTGAAGTTTATCTCCTATTTGTAAATCTTGAGCTTCAAATGTATCATTTTCATATCCTTTTAAATAAAATTTATGATATGGAGTACATTTTAATTCAGATCCGTCGCTAAATTTAATTATATACCATTTATCAGTTTTACCAGTAACTTTAGGAGTTACCCTAGAGAATTCCTCACCATTCCAGACATCTACTTCACGTCCAATACAAGATTCTATGTTAACATATCCTATACTTGTAAGTATCTTTGTATCAGCAGAAACGCACGGATTAGTACTTGTTTCTTCCCATTCTTTACCATAACAACTAGGTATAGATTCAGATTTTATTCTATCCCAAAATAACACCCCCGGCTCTGCATTATCCCAAGCTTGGTGAGTCAATTCTTTCCATAAATCAAATGGATTTCTTTTAGGAAAGGCTCCACAAAATCCATTATCAATTATTTCCATAAATTTGTCATCAACCTTAACAGATATATTAGCACCTGTTATTTTAGTTCTATCAGATTTAGATTTAATAAAGTCTGTAGAATCTGGATGATTAATATTACAAGTAAGCATTAATGCACCCCTGCGTCCATTTTGAGCTACCTCTCTTGTAGTATTAGAGTACCTATGCATAAATGATGATGCCCCAGTTGATGTTCCAGCAGCATTAGTTACTTTACTGTTAGCGGGTCTTAAATGACTAATATCATGTCCAACACCAGCCCTTCGTTTCATTAATTGAGCTTGTTCTTGGTCTGTAGTACAAATACCCCCATAACTATCTGATTTATTACCTATTACAAAACAGTTATGGGTAAGAATGTTATCCTCTAAAGTAAAATTATTAGTCTCTGGAACTATAGCACAATAAACATTATCTATAATTCCTGTATATTCTACATTTTTTACTCTCCAATAACTTTTTCTCATATTCTCTTTAAATCTATTCTTATCTACTTTTTTTACAAAGAAAGATTTATTTAAAGTAGAACCCATAAGTCTTATACCATAAATAGTTGAAGACTTATTTGTTAAATTAGAAATCCTATCTTGTAAAAATATATCATAAGTTCCTATTCCTAATATAGAACATACTTCTTTTACCCACTCTAAATTATGCTTTTCTACAGAAGAAATTACAATAGATCCTCTTTCATCTATACAACCATCTGCTGCAAAATATCCAGCTAACCAACCATATAGATAACTTACATTTTCATCTAAAGAGGGTAGGTTTTTAAAATAATTAGGTAAACTTCCAATATGAATACTCTTTATATCTTTTTCATATTGTATATTACTAAAGTATGGTAATAATTCTTTATCGTGTTCTAGAATTAAAATTCTTTTACCTATTCTATTATTTCCCCACTTATCACCATCTCCAGTATAAAACCCATGAGCAACTCCAAAAGGAGAAGGTTTATAATTCATATAATTTTTAGATAAATTATACTTTAATACATACTCTTCTTTTAGTTCACTTGTCTTAAACTCTTGATATTTTAAATGTCTATTCTTTTTAGCATACCAAACATGATCAGCAGTAGTTTCTATTATCTTTTCCTTATTATTTCTTATAAGGGTCAATTTAACTATTTCTTGCTGACCAAAAGATTCTACTTTAGATTTTATCCATTGTCCATTTTGACTATAAAGAACAGGTTCTGTACCTTCGAGACTACCAATTGGCTGTATACCATTATTAGTAATAATATTAGTATTCCAGCTAAAACAATTACCTAATGATGATATAGAATGCTTATTACCTATACCGTAAAGAAGACTACCGCCAGGTAATATAATTTGTTCTTTAAGTAAATTATATATTTCTTCATAACTAATTGAATTAGGATATTTCTCCTCTATTCTCGCAAATTCCTTAGCTAACCTTTTATACATGTCATCTGGAGTTAATTCCAGATATTCACCATCTTTCTTTAGAGCATATTTATCTATCCACACATTAGCAGCCAAGGAGTCTCCTTTAAAGTACTCCAAAGCTGCTTTTTCAACTTCATTTGCTTTATACATATTATTTAGTTAATTATTAAACTTCAAAATTATTATTATTTTTAGTCATATTTCAGTAAAAAATCTGGATTAATTACTTTAAAACTTAATAGTTTCTGGCCATTCTCAATACATCTAACTACTATACCCTCTCTTGGAATATCAGCTACTACAGATTTACCTTTACTAAATTCTACAAGTTCTTGTACTGTTGAACCTAAATGTCTTAAACAAGGAGTAAAATTTAATCCATCAAAGGGAGAACTTTCTATTTTAACTCCTAATATTGGAACTATTTGTAGGTTGTATTTCTTACAGAATTTTTCCATTTCAAAGTAATTATAATGATAATTTTTTTCATGGTCTATAATATTAAATACCCACATGGCAGGTTCTTTAATACCGTATTTATTACCTTGAACTTTAGTATCACCTTGTTCTCCTTGAATAGTTAATGTTGGATTTTCCTTAAGTATTTGCTCAATATTATACTTTTTAGCTATTTGCCAATATAAACTATTCTTATCATTAGTAGTCATGTTTCTACTGCAAATTACAAATTGGTATTTTTTAATAGGTATTAGTTCCCCCAACTTTCCACTAAATCTGGGAACCATTTTACCAGTAAAAGTTGCTGATTGATAGTCTATTTTTTCAGTAACATATACTTCTTTATCTTTAAACTGTTCTAATACTTGAGGCATATTTTGAATTCTTTCTTCATCAGTTTTACTTACCCAATAAGGAAATCCAGATTTTTTCTTTCTTGATAAAAATAGCTTTCTAAACCAAGAGTATCTCATCATAAATTTTCTCAATTTATTCTTATCATTTCTAATTCTTCTTTCAATAACCTCTTGTTCAGCTATTTCCGAGGGAGATAAGTATTTAGTGATGCCTAATAGTTCCGTTACATCTAAACCAATATCATTTTCATCTATACGGTCTATTGCCTCAGAGGGTCCCAAAGTTGATAGTGGTAATACTAATCCCTGAGATATTTGTTTTCTGAGTTTAATAGTTTTAACTCTAAATTTTCTATCTCTAAGAAATTCAAATTCAGGTTTTTCAGGCATTATAGAATCTACTTCTACATATATAATTAAATCTCCTACTTTAAACTCTCCCTTTTTAACTACACATTCCCAACCAAGCACTTCAGCTACCTCAATTCTATCTGCCCCTTCTATGGGTCTTAGATTTTTTATTACTTCTATATGTGCTAATTTTCTTTCTGACATATTCTTTTTTTATAAAAATTGTCAATTTCTTCTTCTAACTCTACAATAGCAATAGGAGTTAACTCAATATTATCATGATATAGCTCCTTATGCCTATCCTTAGCTTCTTGTGTTAAATCATCCCAATATATTTCAAAATTTTTCATTCTCCAATATTATTATTTTGCCTAAATTTAACATTATTCTTTTTTAACCATTCAGTAAATTGATATAATACTTTTACACCTTCTTCAAATTCAGGTTTTTTGTGTAACATTGTTTCTTTCCTAAATTTAAATTGTAAACTATCCCAATCTACTTTCTCACCATCTTCAAGGTGTGTAGCTAATCTTCTTAATAACAAAGATACAAACTGACTAGCACTTATATTATAAAACCCTATAGGACTTTTTAAATATCCTCCAGCTATTTCTACAGCTTCTTTAAACTCGTCAGAATTTTCTTCTGTAAGTTTTAATACATATCTGCACAAATCATCTTCCAATACTTGTAAAGAAGCATGTGTTACAATATCAGCAGGTCTTTTAACATCTCCTACCTTCCAATATAACGATGATGTACTTTTACTATATGGATTATTTTGTACTAGCCATATTCCATCGTGCATATCATATCTCTCAGGCATAGATACTTCTACATATCTCCTACCAACTTTTTTATATAGTTTTTCTCTATAATTCATTCTAATTCTTTTTTAAGTTTATCAGCTACTTGTAAGATAGAATCTTTATTTACATAATAATAATAATCTTGCTCAGAAGTATTAGTACTACCTCTATCTAAATTTCTGTGAATAATCCTACTGGTTTCACCATATTCTTCTTTCATAGTTAATTTAGCATTTTCAGTACATATCTTAACAGCAGCATCAATAGCATCTGATTGTGCTTGTTTAATCCACTCTTCTATAATTCCTACTTGTAAAGTTTTACTTTTGAATGATAGTTAATGTAAGTTTTCATATAAATGTATTAAAATACAAATATATAAAAAATTTTTATAAATTACAATTCTTCAGCTTTTTTCATAAGGCTTTATATTATTACAACAACTATTATTGCACATTTTTATAAGTAAGATTTCTTTTTATTCTGCTTATAGTTTCTCTATGTACATTATATTTTTTACTAATATACACATTTTTATATCCTTCTTTTAAAAGATTTCTTATTTCCATAATTTCCCCTTTTGACAACTTTCTTGCATTTTCTCGTAAAATTTCTTTTTGATTAGGTCTTCTACCAGCATCGTAACAATATTTTAAATTTTCACTATCCGTCACCCATTCTAAATTAGATACATGATTATTTTGTGTATTATGGTCTTTATGATGTACACATCTTTTATTTTCTGGATTAGGAATAAATGCTTCTGCGACTATTCTATGAACAGATTTATATTTACGCCTGTTATCTTGATTTAACTGTACATGTAAATATTCTTTTTTATAATGTGGTTTCATAGTTATACCAATCGCAGTATTAATTAAATTTCCATTACTACATATAATGTATTTAGAGAAATCTTTTACTGGTTTAAATATTTCAATACCAAAACAACATCCATCACAATTATGAACAAAATCATATTCTCCCCAATCATTAGGATTATATACAGTATGCCCCACACCATGTTCACATATCCACTCTACTCTACCATCTCCTCTAAAAGATAATTCTTCTATTGGTAAATTGAGTGCTTTACTTATTTCCTTTAGCAAATTCATAATAAATAATCTTTATTCCACGTACTATTCCCTTTCATATCAGTCCAGCCCCATGTTTTCTCAGCCTTTTTTAAGTCTTTATCTGAACCTTTTAACCACCAAAGTATTTGTTCATAATATCTATCATCATTTTTATCGGGAGACCTCCATTTTATAACAAACTGCCATTTAAAAAAATTTATTTGAAACATGGGAAACCATTCATACCTGACTGAATTACCACACCATACTCCCCTTCCATTTCTTTTAATAAATAGTTTATTATAAGGAACAGTTGCACAATATACATTATCATTATAATCTATCCACTCTTCTTTATAATTATTAGCAGTCTTTATTGTTTCATTATTTATATTAACCTCATTTTTTTCATTTAACCAATTTATATGATGTGTGATATAATTTCCTTGTATAATTCTTCCGTTTATAATAGGTTTTTTGTGCCTATTATCGGTAGAATAACTTTTAAAAGTTTTCCCGCTTTTTAAGATTAACTCTTCTGTGTCATCCTTTAATTGCTTTGAAACTGTAGATAAAATATAAGAAGTATTAGTTTTATGCCCATCTCCTTTATATAACCATTCTAAATATATTTTAATTAATTGAGGAGTTAAGTTTTTAATGAAACCAGGTGCTTTTTTATTTGGAGCAAGTTTTCCACAATTCTCTACTAGCCATATTGCTAGTGGTTTATTATAAATTTTATAATTTACTCCGGTTCGTTCCTCTCCAGAAACTTTAATTTTAAATCCTAATTCATTTAGTATTCTTTCAACATCTCTTCTTTCATTATATGCTTTTTGAGTACCATCATTACAAGCAGAAATTGATATGTCTCCCTTTTTTTCATCTGCACTTCCTTCAGCAGTAAAAAATCCTAAAAATTTTAAAAAAGGTTCAATTTTAAAAACTTGTTTATGAATTACATATGTACTTTTCTTATCCCCTCTCCTAATTTTTTTTAGATATATATATTCTGGTATTTCATAATATTCAATGTTTTCTCCAACCCACCTAAAAGATTTTAAAAACCTTTTGGATTTGTTAAAATATTTGTCTGGGGTGCAAAACTCAAATTCAAACTTCTTAATACTATTTTTATATCTACCAAATTTATTTCCTTTAGCAACAAATAATCTATGATTAGGGGTTACTAAAAGATCAATATTTGTTGATGATAACTTATACATTTTTCCCTTATAATGATAGGATATTATATCCATAGGAATACAATATTCTCCTTCATACTTATCGTTTAAACACAGAATTAGATCACTTTTGTTTAACTCTTTAAAATATTTCCACCCATTCTTAGTTAGTACTTGTGTATCTTTATCATAACATTCATATTTCCACTTCCACCCAAGCTGTACCCATTTTATACTAATAGGCCAACCATATTGAATAAAGTAGTAATTCCTAAATAATTTAATTGTCCAGTCTTTACGTCTTCTAACCATTGGTATATTAGAGAATTTAGCTCTTAAATCATCTTTAAGATGGGGATACCTTTCTATATAGTTATTTCTATCTTCTTTAGTTCTAAGTTTTAACTTCCTAACAGATATAATAGTTTCGTGGAAGTTCCAGGGATAGAAATAAGGTGTGCCATAAGCCCACTTACCTATATAATATTCTTTAATAGGTGGTTTAAATACGCCTTTGATTTCTTTAAGCAATTGTCTTGTTTTCATAAGATTTAATTTAAAAACACAGAAGCTTTGTTTATCTCGCCCATACAATACAGCTATTGCGTTCCCTCTTGTGGCTGTTCATTATACTGTACCATCACCACTATTTGCGAATGCGGGAATAATTTAACCAGATTCCCCTTTAGTTCTGGACTTCTGTGTTTATTAAAATAGCTATTTTCGCTTGACATTACCAACCCTTGCAACTGCGGTACGATTATGGGCATCACTTTACCATGTTGGAAAGGTAGAAATTTAATTTTTTTACTCGCCTCAAATCTCATATAATAGCTATATATTTTAAAATAAGTACCCGACTTTACCCCGGTACGTTGTATAAGCACCATTACATAGTTATATTCATACAAGATGAATAGACTTTACTATGTATTTCAAAATGATCTTATACGGGTAGATAGAATCACTTGCGCCTGTGTCTATCGAACTCTCTCAAGGTGCGCTGTTCTTATGGGAAGCGTGAGAGGTACTATTCAATTAAGGTATCTAATAAACTATTAACATATTCCTTTCTTTCAGATATAGACTTAAACTTAGGTTTTTCAAATTGAAAAAATGAATTCTTACCAGCATTTTCAGTATAAACTATATCCTTAGAAGAGGAATATAAAGATAACAAAATGTTTTTAAATTTCAAAAATAATTTCTTATAATCTCTTTCAAAATATTTATCAATATATATATTTTCATTGGTTTCATTGATAAGTATTCTTAATTTATCATCTTCTATGATACCTAAAAATTTATACTGTACTACTATTTCAAGATTAATAAAGTTATATTTAAATAATGAAGAGTGACTATTAATATTTTTAAATTCATTAAAAAGTCTTTCCCATTTCATTCTTCCCCATCTAAATCTTTCAAAGTGTTCCAAAGATACTTCAAATTCTTCAGCATTTCTAAAATTTTCAAGAAACAGAGAATACTCTTTTGAAGTATTCCCTGTTAATAATACACTATACCACATTCTCTGTATAATTTGATTCTGTTATATATTCATATTTAAAAGGTATAACCATAAATTTATCTTCTAATACATAATTAGAAGCAAAGTTAGTTAAAAACCCTACCATATGTGATGCTATGCCTGCTGCACAATGAGATGTTTGTTTAAGAGTACAATCAATATCATCTACTTCACTATCATCAAATAAATATTCTCTTTCGTATCTTTCAATCTGTTCCAGATTATCTCCTTGAACACAAAATATTTGATATGATTGACTCAATAATCTACCATCAATAAATATAGCTTCTTTTCTTAACTCAGGATTTTCTTCTAACTGAAGTTTCCAATTAGCAAACATATCTTTTCTTGCCTGCATATTATCAAATCCTGATATCATAATAGGACTATACTCAGAATCAGCTTCATATTTTCCCATACCTTCTATTAAAGTATGATTACTAAATTCTTTAGCTAAATCTACAGCAACATCAGTTTTGAACTTTCCTATATCTTTACCTCTTACAAACTGTCCACTCATATTATGAGTTTCAAATGAGTCCATATCATAAGCATAAATATGCATACCCAACCTACTAAGAAACAAACTCATCCAGCTACCAATTCCGCCTGCGCCTCCTAATATAACATCTCTACCAAGTAACCAACTAAACCAGTTAGCTCCTTTAAATCTGCCATATTTAGCTTCTACGTTCTCAAGGTCTAATTCTTGTATTTCTAATTCTTCCATATTATTTTATAAATTCATTACTCAACTTATTAACTAATTCAGGGTATTCATATTCATAAAAGAATATTTTTTCTAATGTAGCTTCCATATCTTTCTTTTTAATATCATATTCACCTGTATAACCTAACTTATAAGGCAATATACTTCTATAGAAGTTACCACATTCCACTACAAACTCGTCTCCTCTTTTCTTGTAATCAATATTAGCTTTAAACATAGCTTCATCTAAGTTATCACCACAATCTATTTGTAAAGATACTGAATCAGCTATTGCTTCTTCTAACATTTCATCCTCATCTTCTTCATCTTCAACTACAACAGAATTATTAGCTTTAGACCAACCATTCCATTCTTCCCAGCCATTGTAGTAATTACCTCTAAAACCTGCTCCCGTACTTTTATAAGGATATGCAGGAGCAAGTGCTTGTTTAGCTTTTCTTTCAAGTTCAGCTTTTTTCTTAGCTTCTTCTTTTTCAACAACAACTTCTTCAAGCCTTTCTTTAAAACTTTTATCTACTCTAATATTAAGGTCTGCTTCTATAATACAATTGTATATAAATAATACTTTTTCTTTAGTAGTTTTTTTACGATTAAACTTATAAAGTTTACCATTATCTCCAAAGAAACTTCTAACAACATCCTCTTTTTTTTCTTGCTCACCCACAAAAGCTATCTTAGCAGTAGGTTCAAAAGCGTTATTGACTATTAATGAAAGGTAATAATTATGATTAGGAGCATTATCTTGTAATTCTTGCATATCTGTGCCTGAAAAGAAACATCTCATTGAGTTATGTGAATGCACGTGAGCAGTCTCATAATCAAGAGATTCTGGATGTTCCATCCTATATTTAATAAATCTCTCACTAAATTCATATTCTGTATATGCAGAACTACCTATATCCATTAAGAATATATCTTTAGCTATACATTGAAAGTTACCTGTTGAAAAGTTGCCTACAAGTTTATACATTAATATACCAGACCATTCTACATCAGGTATCTGATGACACAAGTATAGTATTTGATTCACTACCCTCTTGGGTATCTTCAACTTTATTTTCTTTTGCAATTCTACTACCGATAATGTGCTTTTTTGTGAGTTCTTCGGATAATACTCTACAGACTTGCTCTGTGAGTTTTGGATTTGGTGCGTTGTATTCATAATTATTATTTTCCTCTTTATTTATTATTTTAAATTTTACTTCTTTACCTCTAAATGTAAATAATGTTTTATCTTGTAAATAGCCATATAACTTTTGAACTATAATTTTAGTATCAGATATATATTTTCCTTCTGTATTTTTATAACATAAGTGTGTACTCCCTACTTCTTTTAGAACTTTAAATATTTTATTCTCTAAATTTTCATCAAATACTACTTCTATATTATAGGGTGTTATTTTAAAATTAATATCTTTAAATGAAAATCCTTTAACCAATTCTTTTGCATAACTTTTACTAACATTAGGTGTGCTATAAGACCCTACACTACTCATTTGAATATAAGGTATTCCAGAAATACTTTCCCATTCTAAATAACTCTTTAATATTATAAGAAAATGTTTGAATTCTTCTACTGTATTAAAAGGAGTAAACAAAAATTTATTTATAGGCCCCGAACCTAAACAGAATACAGAAAAAAAGTTAGACCTACTTGAAGGTAAGTGTGAATGAATATATTTTGATTCTAATTCTTCTAGTGTTCTTGATGCACGCATTCCCTCTATATGTGTTGCAATAAATTTAGTATTTTTATTGTAACTGTTTATACTAAAAAATATTTTAACATACAAATCATATAATACACGTTTATCTCTTCCGTTAGTTATAGTTATTTCAGGATAATGTATTATAAAATAAGGGCTAAATACATTTTTTTTCATCATAGTGAGAATATTAGATTCTACTTTATAATCGTAATATCGCTCTAAATTTTCTGCTCCATAGTCCCATCTATTTGGATGCATTTCTTTTAAAGCTTCAACGAAATATTTTAAATTGGAAAATTTTATTACTTGAGCAGCAATTTTATTAGCAAATCTTTGTGGATCTTTTGTTAATATCATAATTGATAAAATTAAAAAAGGGATAGACTAAATTATCTACCCCTTTTATGAAAAACTTGTTATAAAAAGAAATTACATGTTGGCTTCAATTTCTTTGAACCAGTTGTTAAGTACTTCTACTTCGTCAACAACTTCTTCTTTAGAAATTTCACCAGCTTCAACCCTCATACGCAAAGCATAAAGATTACCAATACATACATCAATAAGACCAATAGTGTCAAGTTCAGAACTTGTTTCTGCTGCATTATTATTAAGCCATGATTCAATCAAACTTCTCATTTGACTTGTGCTCATAATTGTATAATTGCCAAAATGTTCTTTTGCCTCGTCTGAACTTGCAAATTCTTCTTTAATGAAATCTTTACACTCTTTATAAGACATTGTTTCAGGGTCAATAACATCACCAAAACCACTTTTAACTTTAACTGGAGTTAAAAATAATGTGAAATCTTTAGTTACTTCACCTGCTGCTGTTAATCCTTTAGGAAGAACTGCTGCTGAAGATTCCAAAGTTGTTTGGTTCTCACCAACAATAGCTTTCATATTATTAACTTCAACACCTTCTGATGTTAAAACTTGTTTCAACTCTCCCCAAGTGTTAGCTTCTGTTTCAACTACAAACCTTTTTTTTCCTTTAGTACTAAATACTGTTACTTGTGCCATAATTTTTAAATTTAAAAACTTATTTATTTATTAATATTAATTCATCCATTTGTGCATATTGTTATTTGTATATTCCTTATTTATATCTATGCTAATATCAAAAAAGGAAAAGTCTGCTGTTTCTACATGAATAGTCTTACATTCAGCGCAGACATAACTATCCATAATTTCATCAATCTCTAAATCAGGATTGAATACTATATTGTTAGGTACAAATATAAAATTTGTACTTCCACAATGTTTACAGAAATCTGGTTCTACCATATTATTCCGTTTATATTTTTATTTTTTAAAAATTCATTACATTTACTAAAACATTTCGAGTCTCTAAATGGTATAGGAGCAGCTTTATCTACCCCTAAAGGACTTGGATGACTCGTTTTGATTATATAATGTGTATCATTCAATATGTATTGTGAGAAGTCTTGTGCGAAACGTCCCCATAATAACCATATTATGTTATCTTTACTATTAAGAGCTTTAACCACTTCTATTGTAAAGTTCTTCCAATACTTCATATGACTACCAGGTTTCCCTTGTACAACAGTATGAGCAGCATTAGTTAATAAAACACCTTGTTCTGCCCAACCATAAAGACTAAAGTTAGATATTCTCTCTAAGTTAAATCCATCATATACATCATTCTCTACTTCTTCAAGAATATTAGCTAAACTTGGTTGAGGAGAATCTAATGTAGAATTACTAAAACTTAGCCCATCAAATTGCCCCAAACCATGATACGGATCCTGCCCAATAATAACAACCTTAACTGAATCATAAGGAGTTACTCTAAACACTTTTAAAAATAATTCAGACTCTTTAGGCGGCAATATTACATTCCTTTTCCTTTCTAAGGCAATATCTATAGCTATTCTTTCAAACTCTTTAGATTCTAAATAATGTTTTAAACAACTATACCATCCTTTTTCAAAATATTTTGATAACTCCACAACTCTTCTTTTATTATAGGTTTACTCATTAACTCCCAATCTTCAGGAATATCAAATCCATACTCATTACTCATATCTTCTCTTAATGTTTTATCTCTGTAAAGTAATCTAAACGTTTTACTTTGCGTGCTAAATTTATGAAACGTACATATTTTAGATTTTAAAGTAGTAGTTATATCGCTATATTTTCCTTTCATAACAAGAAATATATCATTTCTATATCTTTCATCTATTTTGAATTCAAATACTACTGTATTAGGGTCTGGATCTAACATTCTTAAAAAGAATAAGTGTTGCTGTAATCTATCTTCTAATTGTAAGTATTCTTTTGAATTATTAAACTTATAAACTAAAAATATAGAATTATAATCATCAGATATATAGCTGTTATAAAAGGTTTCTTTGAAATCAAAATATGAATAATCATATCCTAATATAGGCATAATAAAATGGGATACTTTTGTAGCTTTTTCTTGTATCAAATAATAATAAGATTCAGAACCTTTTCTTATCTTATTAACTGTATAGCTTACATCTTCTACATCTATAATATCTCCTGTTTTTAGCCTATATTTATCTTCAATTATTAAAGATAGTATCTCATAGTTATCTCCTCTTTTTTCTACAATATTTGTAGAATTAGTAACTAAGGTAAATCCTCTTAGATTACCTTTATTTAACTGTACATAAATATTATCTTTTATTTCTACTTTCATAATCAATATTCTGGTTTATATTTAATGTAGAATATTGATTGTATAATTTATTTTTATATCTCATATTAATTAAAATGTTATTTCAATAGATTTTGTTCTATCTACTTCTAAAAATTTAGGTAATTCCGGTACATGTCCGACTTCACGTAACCAGTCTTCATCTGTTTCTAATAAATGGAGTAATCTGTAATTCTTTTGGAATTCATAAATACCTTGTGAAGTTCCATAATCTACACAATATAGTTGTAATATTTCACCCCAACTTGGAACAACTTCAGCAGATAATTTTTTCCAATACTTTATACCTTTGCCTTTTAATGCAAGAATTCCATCTGAGTTATCCCCAACTACCATTTGCATCCTTTTAAAATTGTCAGCTTCAGCTTCAGAAGTTTCTACCCACTCCATACCCCATTCATCATGCCCAAGTTTCTTGTTATAATTTAAGTGTTTCCCCGGTATTCCTTGCAATAAATCTTTATCAATTGCTGCCATTATTTTATTAACTTCTTCTGAAGATTCTAATACAAATGAATCAGGCACATATATGCCTATTACTTTCTTACCGCCTATAAGACTATTTAAATACAGAGTTTTATTCATTAACCATGTAATAATATCATCGGCTTCACACAAATTATAACTAATAGCACCATATTGAGCTATAAGATATTCTTTAATAACCTTATTATAGTTCTGATTAGAATACTTCCTATTAGATTTATAACTACCAGATTTTTCTGATTTATCTTTTAATACATGGCGAAAGTACTTACCTTGACTAACAAATAATGCATAATAATCGGCTTTAGTTTCCTCTAAAATAGCTTGTATCTTATAATCAACTTTTTCTATTATCTGTTGTAACGTATCATCTGATTTACCTAAATAGGCTAAACTATCTGCATCTATTAAACATATGTTTTTACTCATAATAACACTCCTCTATTATAGAATTAGTATAGAAAATTGCCATACCCATTTTCATTATATTCAAAAAACGGATACACAGGCTCTTGTCCTAATTTTTTTGTATTCATATTTTCTTAAAATTTAATATAATTTTTCTATCCTCTAAATCATCTACAAAATATATCATGGAATTAGTTCCTCTACAAATGTAAACAGTATCATCAGTCCATATTAAATTATCTGTTAAAACATCTTTAATACATTTCTCCCAAATAGTTCTAAGATTATCCTCATCCCATCTTGGAATATATCCTTCTGAAGGTTTATTCCAACTAATAGAACCATCTTTTTTACGTCTAATATCACCATGATTAATTACAGTATAGATTGATAATTGTAATTGAATAGGTTCTGTTATTTTAGGAAGTATTTGATTAGATAATTGAGAATTAATCCAACTATGAATATTCTTTACAGCTATTGCTCTAGCAAATCTATTGAGTAAGCCTGAATATATGCTTTGATTAGTAATTTTAACATATTTATTAGAAGCAATTTTATTATCTGTTTTAGCTATATGAGTAGGAAATTTATCCAATACCAAGTCCTGCATATTCTCTCCTTTCCCAATCCTCTTCATCTAAACCACATAATGATGTAGGACAGTATTCTCTTTTAGGATTAATATACAATACACCCTTTTTAGGATTCTCATCATCCCTATCTATATAATGAGCAGGTAGATTATATTCTGTACTAAGTCTTTTAAGGATATCAAAAGCTCCCTTATGTACATTTTCTTCTTTAGAATAAAGCATTTGAGTTTTTTTAACTAACTCACCATCTTCTTCTACTATAAAACATGCTAAGTATCTCATATCTATTTAATATTACAAATTGTTTTTAAGTCCTCGATCTGTTCTCCTCTACATTTTAAATTAGGATCAAATCCTTTATATGCTATCATTCTAATTCTTTTAAAAATTTATTAATTCTACTACATAATTCATAGTTATCTCCATATTTATTATTAGGAACCTGATTCATAAAATTTAGAGATTCTTTTAATAACTGTTCAGCTATTACCATTTCTCCATATATATCCTTTTTTGAATAGTCAATGCTCATTACTCGTGATTTAATTTTAAACTTCTTATTAATTTTTATCATTATTTTTCATAATTTATTTGTTTATTTAACTAATTTTTTTGTACTTTTGTGGCATGGCAAATAAAAAACTAACTACAGAAGAGTTCATACAGAGATCTACAATCATACATAAAAATACATATAATTATAGTAAAGTAGTTTATGTACATTCAAGACAAAAAGTTATAATAATTTGTCCCAAACATGGAGAATTCTTACAAACTCCTCATGATCATCTATCTGGTAGTGGATGTCCTATTTGTCCTAGATATAAACATAGTAAAAAACTAACTACAAAAGAATTTATCAAAAGAGCTAAAAAAATTCATGGAAATTCTTATGATTATTCTAAAGTGGAATATAAAGGGCATCGTACTACTGTAAAAATAGTTTGCAAAACACATGGTATTTTTGAACAATTACCTATTGTACATTTTAGAGGAGGAAACTGCCCAAAATGTGTAAATATTTCTTCTATAGGTTTTTCTAAATCAGCTTGGATAAACTTTTGTAATAATAAATTAAATGCAGATCCTAAAGTATATATTATAAATTGCTTCAATAAAGAGGAGTCTTTTATTAAAATAGGGATTACATCTGGATTAGTTTCTTGTAGATTTAAAGATTCGATTTTAATGCCTTACTCTTATAAAGTAATAAAAGAAATAAAAGGCTCACCAGATTTTGTCTTCTCAGAAGAAAAAAGATTACATAAAATTTTTAAAAGTTATAAATATACACCTAAAAAGAATTTTACGGGTAAAAATGAGTGTTTTACATTAAATATTCTTAATAATAAGATGTTCAACTAATTGTCTTGTTTTTTCTAATCCATATTTCTTTACATAGTCAGAAATATCTTTTGGTTCTCCCGCTTCGTTATATACGTAAGGAATACTATATTCTTTACTTAACCTTTCAGCGTACTTAATTCCAGGCATATCGTTATCTAAATATAAATAAATATGCTTCCACCTATCCTTTATCTTATTCCAGTATTTTTCTGGTAAAAAAGAACTTTCGGAATTTGGAGCAATACTATATATATTTAATAATTCAAATATCATAGCATCTTTAAGGCTAGAAGTAATTACTAACAGTTCTCCTCCCTCTTTAGGTATTTTGTTTACATGTTGGACAGTTGTATGATCTACGTTTGAAAACCACTTAAAACCTTTAGTATCTAAAGGTTGATAAATTTTTCTTTGAAATACTTTAGAAAATTTACTATAATAATAATCAAATGTATATACATTATAATCAGAAGTAAATTCAATAGGGGGTTTATTATTAAACCATACATGAGATATGGGAAAAATGTTATTGCTTTCTAACAATTTAGTTGTTATACAAAACTGACTCCAATAATCTACATCATGTTGTCCCCATTTTCTTTTCTTTACTCTAATAATAGTAGGATCAGAAGGGGGCTTATATACCCCCCTCTTAATCTTATCTTGTCTAACATTTATTAACCTAACATCATTACTACTTCCATCTATTAATCCAAAATCTATTGCTATCTTATTTATGGCAGATTGATATTCTAATTGATATTTGTGTTGTACATATTGAATTACTGTAATAGCTTTCGGAAGGTTTGGATCACCAAAGTCTTTAAATAATAAATCTCCTCTTTTACCTACAAATACAGTACTACTAGGTTCTTTCTCTGACCTAAATTCTGATTTAAAGAAGTTTCCTATTTTATTGAATCCTGAAATATATCTAAATGCAATATCCTCTTGAGGAATATAATTAAGAAGGTCAGTCACACTAATTAAAATAGGAATACCTGCTTTAATCATAATTAAAATATTGATTCAGCAATTTCTGTTACAGGCTCGGGGTCTTTATCAGGTTTAACTGACTTATCAAACTCTTGTACATCAAAAGTGAAATATACAGGTCTGTCAGGTGTACCAAATGATGTATATTCATCCTTATTCATATATTCTTCTAACCTATTAGTAGAATGTTGATTATGTTTTAGAAACATTTGATTATACAATACTTGATAATACCTGATTTTGCCATCTTTCTCATTTGATTGTACTCCTGTAGGTATTTTAACTATATATTCTTTAGCAGAATTAACAATTTCTTTTAATTCGCTGAAGTCTCCTTTAATAAGTTTATTTATATCAAGAAGACATTCATCAAAGCTTTTATTTTTTGTATCATAGGTCATATTTAACCACGCAAATAAAAACTTATGAAGTTCTTCTTCTCCTTTGTGCATAACTCTTGCACCTTCATTTAACCAATATTTATCACCAGATAAATCTTCTCCTTCTGCTTTCCATCCAGAAACTCTACCATATTTGTTAATATATTTAACTTTACCTGTTTTAGAACCTTTCCATTCTTCATGGTTAATTCTAAATCTGATATTAGTTAAAATATCTAAATCTTCAGGTAAATCTGGATTTTTAACAGATTGTACCCAAAAATCTACAATACTATTAACTATTTCACCATTACCAAAATCTTGTCTAGAAATATATTCAGGTTCATTTTGTAAATATTCGACTCCAAATTTATTTAATTCTGCTAACGTAGGATTAACAGCTACTACTCTGTAAGGAATTACTCCTGTCCAAAACTTAAAATCTTTAACTGTACTTTCAGTTGCTGAATTACTTGTTCTTACTGCCATAATTTTATATTTATTTTATTTATTACTAATATTACCACCTATCTCCATGAGGTTCAAAATCTGCTACAGTTTCTTCTACATTTACTTCTTCTGTTTCTTCATAATCTTCCATATTATTGGCTGCGCCTAAAATAGTCTTATTATGAGAATCACTTACCTCTGAATCAGTAGATAACTGTACTAACTCATAGATAGTTATATCTCCAATAGTTTTAGGATTAGTAAGCTCAAAATAATTATCTATTGAAGAATTTAAATCCTTCATTTTACAGATATATTCATAATACCTTTTATTAGAAAAAGCTTTATTCTTACCTACTAATACAGAATCTTCTGTAGAATGTTTAGCTATATAAGCTTTATTTTCTGTATCATCAAATGCAAATATTACCTTACTATTTCCAGGTATAACATTTAATACCTCTAAAGCATTTTGATTAAGGCTAAACCTTCTGTTAAACCCTTTATCCTGTACCAACTCCATTTTTAATACAGGTATTTCAGGATACTTTTCTTTGTTTATTACTTCTCTTTTAGGAATTCCAAATTGTATCATATTTATTTAATTTTTACTACTTTACAAATTTTTGAATAGTATCAAAAACTATTTTACAATCATTATCTATACTGTAAACTTCTGCTCCAAATAAATCTGGTGGACATTTAGCACTCGAGTTTTCTAATACTGTATTTAATGTATAAATAGGCTTTTTACCTTCAAATTTGTTATCTGCATAAAGTACAATTGTGAAATCTTTTTCCACCATACCCTCCCATTCTTTTCCTTTTATTTTAGTTCTTCTTTCTTTAGCACCTCCTTCATCTTGTAACCATTCATAGTGTGCTGTAACAAATACTTCCTTTTTTATACTTTTAATAAAGTTTAGTAACTTGCCTATCTCTTCATTATATAAGTTCCAAATATCAAATCCTTTTTTAGTAGCTCTGCAATGAGCCAATAACATATCTACATATGCTGAAAAACTATCAAAGAATATACATTTAATTTCTGGATTTTCAGAATATTCCTTTAATGCTGCTTTAGCACCATTTATATCATTGATACGTTTGTGATATTTAAAATTATTTTTAAAAGGTAAGGGCTTATTTTCTACATTAATAAATCCTGTTGTAACAGGATCTAAATTTCTTGCAGAATAGGTTTTACCTTTACCACTTCCCCCTACTATTAATACATCGTAATAATCTCTTTCTATTGCCATATTTTATTAATTTATTTATTTTTATTTTTATTATACCCTATTTCTAAATTATCTTCATCGGAAAGATCAGGTTGGTAGTATCCCATAAACTTGGCAATTAATTTATTCCCTACCTCAATTTTTTCTTGTGTCATTACTCGTATAATTTATAATTAATTTCATTTGTTTTTGGTAACTCTTCAAAATAAGAACATGCCCCATTAAAATACATAGGTAGTTTAACATTAGATACACTAAAATTAGACTTCAATACAATTAAAGACCTAAACTTATCTTCTAATTTTTCTATATCATATCCTTCATATTCATCTATACCAAATCTATTGGGAGAGAATAGTGCAAATATTAAATGATGTGCTCTTGAGGCTGTTTTATCTTCACCCAAACTTGCCAGATTAGGTTCAACTTTTTCAACCATAACATTACCTCTAAAATCTAATTGTTTTCTATCACTAGCTAAATCAGTCTGCATCACATTTATGACTGACCATCCCCAATGCTTGCAAATTTGTTTACGAGAATAATCTTTTGTCCATCTGCTAATACATCCTTTAGTATCTAATGTTTTATTTAATGTCTTATCAAACTCTTCCTGTAGGTTA